TTTATTACGAAGCGCGCCGTACTTCTGAATCTTTAGAGAACCTAAAGAAGCAAGCAACTGTTCCCACTTCACGCCCGCCTACAGCACCTGATCCTGCCGTTCAGAGATTAGCTGCTGATTGGTTAAACGATAATTCTTGGTATGACCCAAGCGGGCAAGATGAAGATTCAGAGATTGCAATGACCATTGACAAGAAGATGGTCAAGGAAGGATGGAATCCTGCATCTCCTGAATATTGGGATGAATTAGATAATAGATTGCAAAAGTACCTCCCACACAGGTATAATGATGTTATTGACGAAACTCCAAGAAGTAGGCCTAGAACTGTTGTTACGGGATCAGGCAGGGAATCGGCAGCAAATAGCGGGGGTCGAGCGAATACGTTTACGTTATCGCCTGATCGTGTAAGAGCTATGAAAGATGCCGGTATGTGGGATGACCCTGAGAAGCGCGCCAGAATGATCAAACGGTACGCGCTTGATGATCGCAACAGAAAATAAGGAGATTACAAAATGGATGATCGTTTAAAGAAGAATTTATCTGCTGGTGGCCGCGAATCCCGCGGGAGTCTTGATTCAGTTCGAGAGGCACCGGAAGACCAGTCTGCATTATCTGATGAACGTCGCAAGATGTGGAAAGATGAATGGACACAAAGCGCACTGCCCAACGTCCCCGAATTAAAGGGATGGCATCTAATTTGGTTGTCGACGACTAACGGCTACGACAGTATTGATAAGCGAATTCGTCTAGGTTACACGCCTGTGAAAACGGATGAAATACCTGGGTTTGAGAATTACAAAGTCAAGTCTGGTGAGTATGTTGGTTATATTCAGTGTAATGAAATGTTGTTGTTTAAGATTCCAATGGATATGTATCAGGAATTGATGACACACTTTCACCATGATATGCCCCAAGAGGACGCACAAAAGATTCGCGTGCAAATGGAGCAGCTTCAGGGAGCACGGGATAGTTCAGGCCGTAGGCTTGCTTCAGTTGAAGGCGATGGATTGGGTAATTTTGATCAGCCGCAACCCGCACCTATATTTTACGGGTAACGGCACCCAAAGGAGACAATTATGTCTGCAACATCCGCACCCTTTGGCTTGCGCCCGGCCTTCCACCCAAGTGGCCTAGACCGTGCTCAAGCTCTTGCTGGAGGTATAGCTAGTGGCTATGCTTCTACAATCCTAAAAGGCCAGCCCGTTGAGTATTCAGCGAACTCTGGCAATATCATCCCTGTAACAAGCACCGAGGCCTTCACAGGCGCGTTTGCTGGCGTTGAGTGGACAGATACAACCGGCCGTCGCCGCGTATCTAACTACTGGCCTGCTAACACTGCCTATCAGGCGGGTTCTTGCGTAGCTTATTTCTACAACGATCCTAACATCGTTTATGAAATTCAGGCTGATGGTTCTGTTGCTCAAACTGCTATCGGTAACGAAGCTAACTTCAGCAACTTGACTGCTGGTTCGACCACAACAGGTCTTTCCCAGTGCACAATCTCTGCTACGCTTGTTGGTAGCACTGTGCAAGGTCAGGTTCGCATTGTTGATCTAGCTCCTTATGTAGATAACAACTGGGGCGATGCTTATACCATCGTGCGTGTCACCGTAGCGAAAACACAGTTCCAAGCTGTGTCACCCGCAATTTAAGGAGGGCATGAATTATGGCAGCCCCAATGCGCAGTACTGATTTTAGATCCATCGTAGAACCTATTCTTAACGAATGTTTTGATGGCGTGTACGACCAACGTGCAGACGAATGGTCACGCGTTTTCCGTGAAGAACAAGGTATTCCCCGTAACTACCACGAAGAGCCAGTATTGTACGGTTTCGGCGCAGCTCCCCAGTTGCCCGACGGTACACCTGTCACTTATCAGCAAGGTGGTGTGTTATTCCTGAAGCGTTACGTTTACCAAGTATTTGGTTTGGCTTTTGCCTTGACCAAAGTGTTGGTAGAAGACGGCGACCATATCCGTATCGGTCAAGTCTACGCTCGCCACTTGGCACAGTCCTTGATTGAAACCAAGGAATTGAACTGTGCTGCTGTTCTGAACTATGCGTTCAACTCATCTTATCCCGGTGGTGATGGCGTGCCTCTGATTTCTACTGCTCACCCAATCGTGAACGGTACATTCAGTAACCAGCTCGCTACTGCTGCTAACCTGTCACAGACTTCTTTGGAGCAGATGTTGATCCAGATTCGTCAGGCAGTGGATAACAACGGTAAGAAGATTCGTTTAGTTCCCCGTCAATTGGTTGTTGCTCCCGGTAACATCTTCCAGGCTGAAGTATTGCTGAAGTCTGTGTTGCGTACTGGTACATCAAACAACGACGTGAACCCAATCAAGTCAATCGGTTTGTTGGATGAGGGCGCTGCTGTATTGTCCCGTTTGACCAGCTCGACAGCTTGGTGGGTTCAGACCGATGCACCCGAGGGCATGAAGCTCTTGATGCGTCGTGCGTTGGAAAAGACGATGGAAGGTGATTTTGAAACTGACTCGATGCGCTATAAAGCAACAGAGCGTTATCAAGTTGGATTTACAGATCCACGTGCAATGTTCGGAACGCCGGGTGTGTAAGTAACGTAGGTAAACGGGGAGGATCAGGCTTCATGGCCCCTCCCCGCAACGAATAATAGGCAACTTTTCAAGGAGTTTTGCCATGCCACAGTTTTCAGATGATTTATATTTAGGCCCTGCTTATACCAATATGGGTATGAACAGCGGCAATCCTTCACCTATGAGTTTAGGTGTAGGTCCTTTAGGTCGCGGTTATGTTTGGGATTCAGTTCCAGTTGCTAAGGGCGCTGCTAACGTAGCTGCTGCTAGTGTCTGGACAAGCGCAATTACTTTAACGGCTGGCACGGGTACAACATCCGTAGTACGCGCTGATGGTACAACTGTTATTCAGTTTGACGTACCTCGCGCAGCCAGCGTGACATTGGGTTCTGGTTCACCCACAACACGTACTGTAACCGTCACTGGTTATGACGTTTACGGTCAGGCAATGTCTGAGCAAATCATTACAGGCACAACACCTTCCACTACCGTTAATGGTAAGAAGGCGTTCTATCAGGTTGCATCTGCAACCATTTCTGGTAGCGCAGTAGTCACAATCTCGTTAGGCACATCTGATGTATTAGGTTTACCTGTTCGCGTGACATCTGGTTCGTATTTAGGTAGCGTTAACTATGCTGGTGCGTTCACAACAGATTCAGGTACATTCACTGTTGCTGACACAACCAACCCCGCCACTGCTACAACAGGCGATGTTCGCGGTACATACGTTCCTTCGGCTGCTACCAACGGTACTAATCGTTTGGTTGTGGATATTCTGTTGACCGGCATTGCTGTCGGCCCCAACGCTACTCGCACCGGCGCTCTTGGTGTCACACAAGCCTAATTAGGAGACTGAAAATGTCTAGTTTTAAGCCAATGGTGAAAATGATCACCACCGAGCCAACCGTAGAGTTAAAGCTCAAAAAGGGCGGCCACGTTGCTAAGCATCACAAGAAAGAAGAGCACCACGCCGGTCACAAGAAAGTGGCTCACAAGGCTATAGGTGGTTTAGGTGTGTTGAGCGATCCTAAGATTGCTACACCTCCTGCTGCACCTCGCATTCGTGTTGGTAAGCCTTCATTGGGCGCACGTATGGCTGCTATGAAGGGTATGACAACTCCTTTGATGGCCAAGAAAGGCGGCAAAGCTCATCACCACGCTCACGGCGGTAAGGTTGAGAAAGAAGTTAAGCATCTTGAGCATGAGTTGAAGCACCACGAAGGTATGAAAGCCAAGAAAGCCCACCACGGTCTAAAAGACGGCGGTAAGGTTAGTGAGTTTGAAAGCACAAAGATGGACACAGCTCATCACGATACCGTTCATGGTACTGGTGAAGTTAAGTTAGGTGCAGGCGGTTACAAGCACGGCGGTAAAGCTCACCACGCTCATGGCGGCAAAGTGCATCATATCTCTGGTCATCCAGTTGGTTCGCACGAGCACCATAAGCACATGGCTAAACACCACGCTGCTAAGCATAAAGAAGGCGGTTCTACTCACCATCACAAAATGCACGAGCATCACAAGCATTTAGCTAAGATGGCCAAGGGTGGCGTTGCTAACTTTGCTGAAACCAAGATGGAAACCGCTCACCACGACTCTGCTCACGGCACAGGCGATGTGAAAGAAGGTAAGCCAGGTGGTTATAAGCACGGCGGCAAGATGCACCATAAAGTTCATCACAAAGCCACTGGCGGCGTGATTGAAGGCAAGCCAGCCGGTTATAAGCGCGGTGGTCATATTGAAGATTCAGGCCGTCCTGTAGATATGCCCCAAGGTATGAAGAAGGCTTCTGCTCCCGTTAAGATTACCGAATTGTCCGGTACTTTTAAGAAGGGTGGTAAGGTTCATCACAAAGCTCATGGTGGCAAGATGCACCATAAGGATATGTGCTAATGCCTTCAAAAAGCCCCGAACAACACAAGCTTATGCAAGCTGTCGCGCATAGTCCTGAATTTGCTCGGAAAGTAGGAATACCACAAAAGGTAGGCAAAGAATTCGCCGCTGCTGATAAGGCCCACAAGGCTAAAGGTGGCGGCGGTATTCGTGCCCGCAGACGCGGATGATGAAATGGCTTATTCAGGAACAGTTGGTCAGACGGTCATTACAGTATCAAAGCTTATTGACCACGGAGCGCGCCGCTGCGGCAAACTTGCTGAAGATTTAACATCAGAGCAGCTACTCTCAGCGCGAGAGTCGCTGTTCTTCTTGTTATCCAATCTTGCCAATCGTGGCATTCAGTATTGGGCAATCAATAAGTTAGTAGTAGGATTAAATCCTGATCAGTATATCTATAACCTTCCCAAAGGCACTATTGATACGCTGAACGTCCTTTATAGAACGATGAATCGTCCTACGGGTTCGTATTCATCTTCTGCGGGCGGTGTAGTAGGTAATGCGTTTGATAACGACATTAATACTTGGTGCCAACAAGGCTCGCCCAACGGAAACATTGAGGTATTCTATGGAACCAACAACCCTATTTATGCTGGATCTGTGGGCATTATGCCTTACGTTGCTGGCGGTGGAACTGCTGTTTGGTCCTTGGCTTTAGAGTATTCGATAGATAACATCACTTGGCATACGCTATATGATTATGGCTCTGTCACGGTCACTGACAAGCAATGGATATGGCAGGATATAGATCCGGGTCAGTCTGTTGAGTATTACCGTATTCGCGCCTATAACGGTACGACACTCGCTCTCAGGGAGTTTTATGTAGGTAATAACAGCCGCGAGATTATGATGTCGCGTCTAAATCGTGATGACTACACGAACTTACCTAATAAGAACTTTACAGCCAATCAGCCGTATCAATTTTGGTTTGATAGAACTATTCCTCAGCCTAGTATTTATTTATGGCCTACGCCGTCAGATCCTTTCGTGCAGATGACCGTATGGTACTCGCGTCAGATTGATGACGTTGGTACGCTCACAGACGAGCTAGAAGTTCCTCAAAGATGGTATGAGGCTGTGGTTATGATGTTGGCTCATAGGATGAGTTTAGAGCTGCCACAGGTGGACATGGCTAGGGTGCAGTATTTAGAAAAGATGGCTGCACAATATCTGTTTGATGCTGAGCAGGAAGAGCGTGATCGTTCTCCTGTGTACTTTGCACCAAACATAAC